GTGCAGGATAAAATATAATTTCTCTACTAGGTGTTCTAACTACATAGGCAGGAACAGTACGTATGTCTGTACTAGAGTTATACTCGGAATCAGCGTATTTGTCAAGCCATTCTTCGTAACTAAGTACTTTTAATTTAGTAGTTTCTACATTTAAGTCATCATCTCTTTTAATACGGAAGGTATTCATATTAATTGTTTTAGAGTCATACGGTACACTGTATCTAGTTTCCCCTGCTACTAGTACTTCTGTTTCTTCTACATGGTTCCAAGGCCACTCAAACTCTTCTTGGTTAATATGACGAATTGATGCATTTACTGCGTCTTTAGCAAAACTATAAAAACCTGTCGCAGAAGCAAAGTTAGAAGAAGTGAGTTCAACTTCATTTAATCTACGATTAAGATCATTTACTAAGGATAGGTAAGTGTAGGCCATTATTATTTCTCCTTAATTCGCAGGAATACAGAACGTTCATATTGTAACCCACCACTAGTAGTAATTTTACATGTTATTTTATATCTAATGTTATTAGTGCCTAATCCAAATCTGATAGTAGATACAGTATTAGTATTAGTACCTTGAACAAACTGTAAGCCATTAACTATATCGTTTGAGGATACTTGTGTCTTTGTACCATCAGCAGCATCTATGTACCATATTACACTAGAAATAGTATCGGTGTCAAGAAAACGTGACCAATCAATACTATAATCTAAAACTTCGTCTTTATCTTTATCGGGCCATTTATATGACATTACGTATTCCTTTAGGCTGCAATCTTAATGGTTTGTGTATTATTGTTCTGTTTTGATAAGAACAATGTTCTATTCTGTGGGGCTATTACAACTGTGTTATTTTTTCTTTCTGGTAATATATAAACAGTTCTGTTGTCTGCTGTTACATTTACAGTTGTTCTGTCATCCTCTGATATAAGTACGACAGAACGTTGTCTGCTATATAGGTCTGCGTAAGGAGCAAAGTCAAATGTAACACCTGTAACAGAAACAGTACCTAGTAAAGATGTAGCAGACACACTACTTAGTTTCTCTGTAAGGTTTACGGTTGGAGTACTAACTTGTCCAGTAGCAGATACACCAGTTAGTTTAACTGCAATTATGTATTCTACTGTACCTATAAAGCCTGTAGCACTAACACTATCTATAGGCTCTGATACTCTTGCTTCTACTGTACCTATAGAGCCTGTTGCATTTACACTGTTTAGCTTTTCTACAAGACTTACAGTTACGGTATTTACTTGACCTGTAGCACTTACACTCTGAAGTGCTTCTGATACTCTTGCCTCTACAGAATTTATAGAACCTGCACTACTTACACTGTTTAATTTTTCTGTAAGATTTACAGTTACAGTATTTACTTGTCCAGTAGCAGATACACTACCTAACTCTACAGTAAACACCACACTAGTTTGTATTGTACCTATAGAGCCAGTAGCACTAACACTATCTATAGCCTCTGATACTTTTGCTTCTACTGTACCTATAAAGCCTGTAGAAGCTACACTGCTTAGTTTCTCTGTGAGATTTACAGTTAGAGTATTAACTTGCCCTGTAGCAGACACACTTTGAAGTGCTTCTGATGTTTTTGCTTCTACTGTACCTGCTGCACCTGTTGCTTGTACTGATGCTAGTGTAAAGTCTAGGTTTACCGTTACAGTATTGACACTGCTTGTACCAAAAACACTACCTAGTTTCTCTTCTGTATTAAAACTTATAGTGCCAATAGCACCAGTAGCACTTACAGAGCCAAGTCTTTCTGAGATGTCAACTTCAAAGCCACCTACAGCTAAACCTGCCACTGCACCAGCAGCAGACACACCTACTAATGCAATCAAGCCGTTAGACTGAGTATCAGATATAGCAGTAGAAGAGAAGGCGTTGTAGCCTAGCATTAGTCAGCCTCTTGTATCGTGAGTTCACCTTCCTCAACCTGACGCATGATTTCTGCATAGTGGCGGTTGGCTGGGTCTAGGGGGACGAATAGCTCTTGTCCGTCTATGGTGGCACAAATGCAACTATTGCTATTTGACATTTCATCTAAACAATATCGGGCTGATGTAACTATCATTTCTACAACTCCGCATCAATTAACAATGAACATTCAACTGTACCAGAAGTAGCAGTGTAACTGACACATGCTCGTCCAACTGTAGTGCCACTCATAGTTTCATTACTGTCGAAATTAAAAGATGAATTGTTTGCCCATGTGCTTTGAAGATTACTTTGTACAATAGCTTTTGTGCCAGTTCCGTTATAAACCCGAAGTGTTCCACTTAAAGAAACAGTTGGTGTAGCTCTCTTTTTCGTTAAAAAATGGCATCCCATACGTCTTGCTGTTGCGCCAGTAATCTCTAAACCTCTCATCATAGGATCATCTAACTTTTCATAATACCGCATACACCGTGCAAGCTGATCGGAGTATGGGATGTGTTCATGGGGCGTGGCTGTGTCGCCTACCTCTAGTTGGACACCTGTGATTTGAAAATAATCATTTACAGCCCCGCCAACTACTGCCGTTTGCCCCGCAGCAAATGTTGCATTCGTATAAGCAACACGAGAACCAGCACTTCCACTATTAAAATCAGTCCCAGCTACAAGAAAAAACATCGCACGTACACTAGATGCATTATCATTATCTAATGAAGTGGCCGTGTCACCTACAAATGAAATAGTTTTATACTCCCAAGTATCGGCACTATCTATCGTGTAATTTTGAGGATAGTTTTTTGTTCCGTCATCTTGGTAAAGATTAAAACAGTACGTTCCTGTAACATTCGACTTCACATAAAAAGACACAGTAACGGTTTTAGCAGAGGATGTTCCATAAGCTAATCCTTGAAGATTTTGTCCCTCTATCTTTTGTTGTATTGCCATATAAGAGTTACTGCCGACTGCTTCTGTTGCGGTTAATAACATCTTAAAAGAATTGGAAAACCCATCCGGCGCATCTGTATCGTGTGATACGGTCCATGTCCCATTATTACCGTTGGTCGCAAACCTATCCACAGCATGAAAACCCGATCCTGTGATACCAGTAGCACTCGTCCCCCTCTGCGCAACTTGCATAGCACCATTGATAATCAGGTTACGGTTAGACAATGCCCCATCAGAGTAAGCATTGCCAAGTCGTGCTAATTCAAATGCCTTACTGGTCATGCTTACCTCACGGTTTTGTAGGCCAAGTAACATCGTCCAGTGACGTTGCGCCTATCGTAATGTCTCGCAGTGCTTGACGGTATGTTGTCTGGTCTGATGTCATAGTGCGGTCAGCCACAGCCCACCAATCTGTCTCAGCCAGTTTTCGGTCACGTTCTTCACGCAGTAGACGCATAGGCTCTGCTGCGATCAGGGCATCTTTTTTGGCTTTCACATCAGCCCAAACAATGCCGTGGTCTGTGCTTTCAATTGCAGAGCCATTGGCGTCTGCGCCAGTGACCTTGCGGAACATCTCGTTAAACTCCGCTTCACTCGTTGGCTCTCCACGAAGAACCCACTCAGTGACCTGAAGTTCATTAAGTGCTGTTGCTATATCAGTCATTGATTTCTCCTTTACGCTAATAAATATCCACTAAAGCTACATCTACCAGATGCACCTTCAACTGCCCCAGCTATAACTTTGGCGTAAATAGTGTCGTTAGCTGTTAATTGATAAGCAAAACTTATAGCCGATGACTGGTATTCATTGTCACCAGCAGCCATACCACTTATTGCTTGAATTGAAATATCACTTGAGTTTACATAAATTTCAATTTGTTTGTTTCCTGATTGTGCATTAAATGTAATATTCCAAGCTAACCAATAAATTCCTGTTATAGGTGCTGTAAACTTTCCTGTACTTGTTGAATAGTTCCCACCTATATCAAAAACTTCATTATTAAAAACTAAATCATTCGTAGCAGAAATGTCTCCGTTTGTTAAGGTAGCTGTAAAACAAGGTTTAGCTGGCTGCAAAACTCTACCAGAGCTATCTATTGTTAAACCTGACGTGCCACTAGAATTTTGGATTTGATCGACTTTGATTATGCTGGTCATTGTGCGATCTCCATGAAGGTCATAAAGTCGTTCTGTGTGCTTTGACTATCTTGATTGCTGTTCCCAAAATATGCTGTCTTGCCACTACCGTATACCTTGCCCTGCAATCTAACTGTTGCTGCTCCGCTAACAGACCAAATAAAGTTTATATTGAATATACCCTTGCCGATAAAACGATCATTTTGCGTACCTTCATAGCTTGAGTGGTAAACTTGCCCTATGCCGTCAACGTACAAACCTAAGTACATCAAAGTCCAATCTGACGTATTGTCGTTGCGATAGCGCAATTGACCCGTTACATTTATAAGATTGTTTTGCGTGAAAGTTAAAGACGTTGTTGCCAAGTCAACCAAGGTATTACTGGTTGTAGACGTGTTTATGCTAGTGTTCCACGTCGATGTTTTAATGACAGCCCCAGCAGGGAGCGACAGGTTAGGCGCACTAATATTGTTCTGGAGATTAGGCGCAATATTATCAACATAGAGTGTACTCATTGTGCGATCTCCATTAGGGTTACGTTAGTAGTGCGATAAATATATGAAGTGCCAGTAGATGCATCACATTTAGCGTAAATCTCATATTCTACCGACGAGGTAGTGTTTGGGGAATCCGTATGCATAATTACACCAGCATGATACTGCCCGTTTGAATCGTAATCTCCGTGGATATTATTGTCATTCACATCGCTGATGTTAGTACCATTTCTGGCTACATACCATCTGATGCCGCCCCCTTGGTCTAGCCAGTTGGTGTGGATTAGTATCAATATTTTACTGGAAGAACTGCTTGGGGTTATAGATAGTTTATGACCTGTTGCAGAGTAACTTGTAGAAGATGAACTCCACGTAGTACTGTATTGCCCAGTGGTCACCACCTGCAACACATGCCCTGCCGCAGTCAACGTATGCCCCGAAGGTACAATCACCTTGTTTGCATTGGCCCCAGAAGTCGGCCCTTTGAGTGTTTGTACGATTAGTTCTGATGCCATCTATACCACCGTTAAATTGCCCGACACAGTGAGTGTCGCATTAAGAGTAAGCGGCCCTGTGCAGCTTGCATTTTCATTTGCATCTATTGTGACGTTTGTATCCAGAGACTGCTCGTTAATCCGAAAGATGTCTCCTGCGCCTGTGGTAGGGCCGACTGTGCCACGTTCACCTTTGTAATAACCACCAGTGCCAACTGCTGTTTCAAATGTTGTGTAAGCAACAACTTCCACATAATCACCAACAGTCAGGCCAGAAGCCATAACCACATCTGAACCATTGCTTGCTGTATAGTCAGTGCCGTTTTTCAGATGCACACCGTTCACATAGACATCTAGAAAAGATGGAGTGTAACCTGACGTGGCAAAGGTTGTTTGCCCTGCTGTGGCTGTAAAAACATCTCTTGTTTGAGTAGCCTGTGGAACTGGTGCTGTGCCGATGTATCCACTCATTATAAAGCCCCTATGATAAATGCGAGTAACTCAGAATACCTGACACCTAGCCTTGTCTTTTGTGTTGCACCCTCTGGTGCTTCTTCTGCCGTGTCGTAGGTGTCTGTACGGATGTAAGCATCTGCTGCCTCTACAGCCTCAGTGACCACGTTACCTTCATCGTCAAGAACTTCATCAACAGCTTCTACAGCAGGGACTTCGACCTGATGCTCCCACCAAGTGCTTGAGATAAACATAGCATAGTCACCTGCGTCCAAGCCCTCTGCTTCAAAGGCTGCTTGCAGGTCTTGTGCGATGATGCCAAAGTGGGTTCTTGCTGCTTCACCCTTTTCAGCAACGGCTGACTTCCAACGGAACTTACGTAGCAAACCCTTAGCAGCTACAGCTACACGTTGTTCTGCCTCAGTTAGTTCTTCGATGTCTTGTTTGTCGTTGCGGTCAGATGTTTGAATTGTACCATTGGTTGCATAGATGTCGTCAAAGCGAGAGTTAGAAACACCAAGATCAATTGCATCATCCGCAGTTGCTCCAGTATTGTCTGTAGGCTGCAAACGGGTATTACCAAACCTTAGACCTGCATGACTTGCTGCTGTTGAGTGAATAACTAGATCACTTGTGTGAACCCCAATACTACCTACGGTGGTGTTATCCTTCCTACACACCAAAATGTTACCGTCGCTGCTTTTCCTGTTTAAAATAAGGACATCATCGCCATCTCGTGTAGCACCTATAGTTCCAGAAGCCTCAAGCTGTATTCCATCGTTAACTACCGATGCACTGGTCTTACCCACCAACAGATTGCCACTGGCATCTATTCTGAGCCTCTCCGAACCTGCCGTTTCCATCTTAATGAACCCATCTGGGTCAACCTCAATGTCTTCGTTGCCGTCATGTGTTTGAATTTGGACAGGGTTCGTCGAGTGTTTGCCCTTAATAATGAAAGAGCCATTGTTGATGCGCAGCGAACCAACGTCTGTCCCATCTGCTTGTTCAATTAAAAGTGCATCGCCTTCATTTGAGGTAAAGGTAACTGTGTCGCCAGTGTCATTGACGTAACGATTATCTGCCTCTGACTTAGTATAGCCATCAACCTGCGTGACGGCTACTTTTGAGCCAATATACCCTGCCATTAGGTCTGCTCCATGACTGATAGGATGACATCAGTTGCGCCACTAGCAGACACTTTTAGTTCATCTGTGGCTTCCATGATAATTTTGCCGTCTAGTACGCTGAGAGAGGATGCGCTTGGTATCGGTGCATTTGTGACAATCTCAACGTCCTGATTGGCTTCGTTGTTAGCCCCTGCACGATTGGCTGTGTCGCTTGACAGAGTAACCGTTGCAGTCACACTTGAGCCCGTTGTGTTGCCTAGCACCAAGCCGAGAACAACAGTAGTCGTTGAACCTGCCACTGTGTAGATTGTATCTAGGGATGTGACCCCTGCCTTTGTTATTGCTTTAAATGTGTTTGGCATGACTTTATCCTAATGCTATTGCTAATGCTGTAGCTTCATCTGCGGCTTCTGCGGCTGTTACAAGGGTTGAAACATCTTTACCGTCTACTGTGCCTGATACTGTAATATTACCTGTTACGTCTAAACCACTATTGGTTATGTGAAGACTTTCTGTACCACCTGCAAAAAGTTTTATACTGTCCGTTTCAAAATAAATCTGCGTATCTGTATCACCAGTATGGTAAATCCTATCCTGAACATAAACGTCTTTGTGACTACCTTTTGAAGCCCACAGTTCATTTGTGCTCGGATTAAAGGTAAGACCATTATCATCTTGAGTGGGGGTCATCTGCACATTGCCAGTGCCAGTTGTGTCACTAAACAAAATATTATAGGTTGCAAATCCATCATTGCTTTCTGTGACGTTGACAGAAGCAGCTTGGACGTTTGTTAGGTTAGAGCCGTCACCATCAGAAAGCAGTACAGTACCAGTTGCATCGGGCAGGGTGATTGTTCTGGTAGCAGTTGGGGTAGCAGGTTCTAAAAAAACATCATAGGCAGTGCCGTGATGCTCTTTCCACTTTATAGGCTGTTCGTTTTGAAGTTGAAAAGCATCGTGGTCGAACACATAGGTTAGTGTACCTGTCCCTGCTTTTTGTTGCCAAATTTCAAGGCGACCATCCTCACTGCCAGATGTGGGGTCAACGATACGACCTAGAATAGAGGAATAAGGTGTTTCGTTTGATGCACCGTCCTCGCCTAAGAACCTTACCGCCCCCAAATAATCCCAAGCCGCAGGAGATGCACTGTCTCTTTTTAGGTTAAAGTCAGGCGCACGATATGGGTCATCGTCAGTGTTGAGAATAGTGACATCACCAGTAAACGTACCGCCTGTCGTGGGCATTGCTGCATCAGCCGTAGCACCTTGTGCAGCAGTAGCATAATCAGAACTATCAAATGCTTTAACTTGAGCAAGGTTAGTAACCTCACTGTCCATCAAAGCTCCTGCAGAAGTTACGTTTGTTGCATTTATATCAGATGTAAGGGCAACTGTACCTGTCGCATCAGGAAGTGTAATTGTGCGGTCAGCCGTTGGGTCAGTCGCAGTAAAAAATATTTCATGGTTGTCGGCTGTCGTTCCCTCGAAAATTATATTTTCAGTAACCGATACTCCAATAGAGCCAGTTAAGGTGATTGCACTAGCTTGCATTAGGTTTGAAGCTACAACATTTGTAGCATTTAGTGTTTCTACTCCACTGACGTTACCTGATGCATCTTCATACACTGCTTTATCTGCAGGGTACGTTATAAATATTTCTTTTGTTCCAGATGAAAAGTCTACTGCATTATTAGAGTTAGAACTAGCTAAGACAGTAGTTCTAGTAAGTGTATTACCACTAGAGGTATATGTACCTATACCTACCTCAAACTCATTTGCAGTACCTAAGTGTTCTATGGAGTAGTAAGTAGTATCACCATTAGATAGTACAGAGCTAAAAGTTACAAACTTACTAACTGCACCACCTAAAGAAATAGCACCTGTACCAGTAGTGGTAGTAGTTTCTTTAACTCTATCTTTTACGACAAGCGCCATACGTAAATCCTAAATATTATTAAGCGATACGAATAACTGCTGTAGATGCCCCAGCAGCAGGAAATTCAATAGTAAGATCACCTGCGGTAGCACTAACTGTACCACCAAAGTCAATTACTGCAATAGCTTTGTTAGATGCAGATGCATTATAAATAATACAACCGTCTGCAGAGACAGTTACATTAGAAAATACTTCATCTGCAAAATCTACTAGGGCAGTAGTTCCTGATGTGGTAATAGCTGCACTATCTAGGACTTGACCCCCTGCAGTGTAGTTAGTACCTGATGCTTCATCAGAGTTACCTGTAACATCTGAGTAGTTTGTTGTAGCCGCCCCGTATGTTCCAGATTCACCACTCTTAATTAAAGCCAGTTTAATGCTGTGTGTATCTAAGTCGTGTATACCACCAAGTAGTTCAGACTTAAAACTTGTACACATTGCTGTTGTGATTGCCATTTTTTTATCTCCAATTAGCAATAAAGTAGGCCACAGTTAAGTAGCCTACTTAAAGTTTTAATATTATGCCAAGTTATACTTAGCAGTAACAAGAGCTTCTGGACGAAGAATCTTGCGACCATATAGGTGCATACCACGAACAATGTCAGCAAAGCTGTCAGGGTCACGGTAAGTTTCAGTCTTGTTGATTTGCTCCGCAGTAGCAACGGCTGAACTATGACCAGCAACGATAACACCGTAGTTAGTGTTTTGGTTAGCTGTTCCAGTAGTAGCAGGACCAGTACCTACAGATGGCAGGTTGTTTGAAACATACACGTTAAAGCCGTGGAAGTTGTTAATAACCAAACCGTTTTGTAGACCAGAACCACCGAAGTCTGCGTTCAAGAAGCGTGAATCTTCGTCACGAAGAACTTCCATCATCACTGGGTCAATTACGATCCAACGACCTTGGGTGTCTACGTTTTGAGAATCCAACAAACGACTCATACGAGCTACAACCATTGCAGGTGAAGCTGTTGCAGTTGGTAGTGCTGTAGCACCGGGCAAACGTGCAGCAATTGGAATTGAGTGGTCGGCAGCACTAGAAGTAGTGATGTTACCGAAGTCACCCTTTTTCAATTTATTAGCAGCAAGCAATTCGTCGCTACCTGCAGACGAGTTTGCTTTAGTGCCGTTAACTGTGTCGTTTACTACACCTGCGTTTGCGTGAAGTGCAGACTGTTTGTAACCTGACAAGTAGCCAAGAACGTCTTGGTCATACTGATCAGCCAAACGATACGCAGCACGATCACTTGCAAGACTTTGGAAGTTTACGTGCGAATGAGCTTCTTCAATGTCATCAATCTTGAAAGCAAAATAGTTAGCTTTGTCGATTGTCAATGAGAAGTCGTTATCACTAAGGTCTTGAGTTGCGATAGTTGTACCACGTAGGTACGCTGTCACAGAAATTTCAGGTTCCTTAATGATTTTTA